TTAAATGCTGAAGGGACGATACGAATTGTTGATTTTCCGTTAGCTGGTCTCCAATAAATCTTATCGAAGTCAACTTTTTCACGGTCTTGATTTCCGGTGCTGTTTAAAGCTGCTAGCTTATTCTTGATAGCGTTTAAATCCATAGTGTAACTGATTTTTAATTAAAACTTTTATTTATATAATATACAAAGAATATTTTAGTATTCCAACTATAATTCTATTATTCTAAATAATTTTGTGTTGACTCTTTTTAGTTCTACTCCTTTTGTTAATAGGATGCAGTTTTGATAGTCATTCCAATCTACTTTAAAACTTGTATCCAATACTCCTCCATTTAAAGATTCAATTAGACGATTTAAAGAATTAATTGTATAAAGGGTGTTTGATTCTTTTTTTCTATGAACTAGAATAGTATTTTCTAAGAAATTAGAAACATTTCCAAATTCTACGTTATAGGTACAGATATATTCATCTTGGCTCTTTGAATAAAGAACGAAAATTTTGTTATAAATGATCTTGTATTTGGTCTGTATTGTACTTAGTATGCCTTCTAGTTGTTGTTCAGAAGAAAAAGTACAAAATAACTTATTGCTCATGTCGGCTGCATTAAAATTATATTCGATGTCATAATCGAACATTACTGGCGCTACATTATTTTGTATCATTTATAAATAGGTTTTTATTTTATAAAACTAAGTTACTACTGTATTTGAACTTGATAGGATACTTTCCTCCCTGGTTCATAATTTTTTCTAAAGACTCTAACGTCTCCTTGCCATCTGACTTATCAAAGTCAAATACAAAAGCATCATAAGTATAGAGTGCTAATTTACTTTTCTTATCTTGAAGAAACATTAATACATCTTTTAATATAAGAATATTTCTTGAGGTTTCCAAGCTCTGCATCATGTAGTTCATAAGCTTCTGCGGATGCATCTCTGGAAGATCTTGTGTAAATCTTTTTCCTGATAATGGATCTTCTACGTATCCTTTTTCTTGATAATGCTGCCAAAGTCTATTTATGTAATTCTGAATCTTTTCAAAGATAGGTAGGAAAGCATACTCAGGTGGAATCTTTCCGTAAATTGCATGGAAGTTAATTTGTTTTGCTTTTGCATACTCATCTTCAGCTATTTCATCTTTACCGAAGTAAAGTCTTGCCAATTGAACGTGAGCTGACTCATCTGTTAATTCATACCCTATTTGCTCGCATAATAGTCTTAAATGGTATCCATCAAAGTCCATTTCTACAAATACATCATTCTGAGGAATAATAGCTTTTCTGAATTCAGGTGCTTTCGGAATAGCAGCAAAATTTACTGAATTAAAAGCATTTGTTGGACGAGAAGTTGTATTGTATAAATTATATGAGGTATAAATAATATTACTATCAATACTATATACTGGATTGTTTGGTTTAAATAGTTCCAGGAATGATTGATAGGTTATTCTCAATCCAGCTCTTTCGATCATAAAGAAAACAGACGTTGCAGTTTTATTATAGAAATCAAAGCCATTGGGTATTGCAATACGCAATATCTTCTCTAAAGACTTGTAATTCTCCTCACATTTTTCAAATAACTTTGATATTGGAATTATGGCATTTATTTCTTTGAAGTCATGAAAACGGTTATAATACCAATTGCAAGTTGAATTAGATCTTGGAAGTTCAAGTCTATTGTAAGAAGTCATTGAATAAAGTAGAGAAAGATCTATAACAGAAGGTAATATGAAGTGATACATCAATTCTTTCTTATCAAACGTATAAAGTGTTGTGTACTCTTTTAATATGTCAGAGACACAATCTTTTGATAAATTCAATCCTTCGTCATGGCTTATTGGAATAATGTATCCTTCGTGATAATCTAAAGGCCTTAAGTATACTGCTACAGTAGTTGTAAGAAGTGGATGGTAGTTATCATTTGAAGAAATGACTTCTACGTAACCTCCTTTCGTACCTAAATTTTTTAGAAGCTGTATTTGCTCCTCTGTCTCTACTATATAAAACATTTTCTATAACCTTTTCTTTAATATAAGAAAAAAGGCCTGCAAAAGCAAGCCTTATTTTTATTTTCTTAAATCAAAATCTGCTTTTCTAAAATCCTGCTGTCCTGCATAAGGATCTTTTATAACCTGTGTTTGTACTTTAACTTGTTCTGTGACTGTTGGTGTAGTTACTTCAGGTATTAAATACCTGTAATCTGTTACAAATTTTGAAATTCCTGGCATGTCTTTTTCTAAGTTCTGAATTGTTTCTTTATTTCTGGATTCTGATCCTTGGAATTTTGCTCCGTTTAATACAATATCGTCTGCAGGGTTTGAAATATTCCAAGGTACTTCTATATACTTAAAATCTGGTATACCTGTTTTTCCTTGTTCAAAAAGTTCTTGAGAGGTTTCTGATATTTTTTCATCTCTATTATCTTGTACGAAGTACCTTTTTGCAATACCTTTATCTATTTCATCTTGAGATAATTGTTTTTTAAAAGCAGACTGTAGCAGAGCTAGTAACGACAGTCCTTTCCCTATCAAACCACCTACCTCTGGAAAGCCAGATGTTTTTTCTATTTTTTCAAGTTCAACACCGTTCTGTTCAGGCGTCTCTCCTGCGAAGTACTGTTTTCTATAAGTTTCAATATAGAAACCTTCGTAGGGTTCTTGTGTTCCCTTAACTGCAAATTCTCCTAAACCTGCTTTTTTTGCTTTTTTATACTTAGATTGTGGCAAATATTTTGGTGGATCAGTAGTTTTTAAAGCTTCTGGGAGCGGGGAAGGTGGTGGGACTATAGGTGGTTCTGCAGTTGGTACAGGCGGGGGTGAAGGTACTTTAAGTGTCATACTTTCTACACCCGGGTACTGTCCTGTTAGTCCTGCTATAGCTTCTTGTTTAAGTATTTCATCTGTTGCAAAAGAACTAGGTAGTCCTTCGTAAATCTCTCTTTCTCCTGAGCTTCCTATCTGGTATACTATGAAGGTTTTTTTTGGACCGTATTTTTTTATAACATACTTATAGACTGTAGTAGTAATAGTTTCCTGAACTGATGATGCTCCTGGTTTTGCTTTCTCATAGAGGTCGTTGTTTCCTGGCCCTAGTATACCGAAGTTATCAGCTGTAAACTGTACAGAAGCTTCTGCAGAGGTAGGGGTATAGCTTACTGTGGAAAAGTCTAACTCTTTTATTAGCTTTCCATCTGCATAAACAGATACGGTAATAGTATCTTTATTTATTAATGATTTATAAGTAAATTCTTTAACTGCTATATTTGCCATATCCTCTTATTACCCTAAGTTGTAGTATGTTGGTATAAACTCTGGTGATTTTTTAGTGTACTGTTTTCTTGTGTATACAAGTAAATTTGCTAGAGTAGCTACACTGTACCTAGCTTTTGCAGGATTTGCTCCAGTCCCTCCGTAATTAGCTACTGACCCTATTCCTGTCTCAATATCTCCTACTATTGCTCCTTTCTTTCCATTCTTTTTAACTACAGGTGCTGAAGCCCATACGTATCCTGACTTGTTTACTGCTGCGGCTAAGTCAGCAGATGTCCCTTTGTTCTTACCTTTAATATAATTACCTATTGCTTTTGAATCTTCCAATATTAACCAGTCTCCTAATTTTTCTTGATTTGCAGATGTATAGAAATCCTCTCTTGTCAACCCTGTACCGTTCATTGCAGATAGTAGTGTGTTTCGATCAATTCTATTTATTATCTGATATCTTCCAGCTGCAAAAGCTCGTTTTGTATTTGGCTTACCGTTAATAAATTCCGGTAGTTTTGCCAAATCTAATAAATCCCCTAAGTTTATCCCATTAACATTTACAGCTGATCTTTTTGATGATCCTCCAATATTTGCTACAGAGTAACTATTTAAACTTTCGTGATAACAGATTTGATTTTTAAATTTATCTAATGCCGGGTTTGTTGATATTATACTGGTTGTTGTTGGAGCGTAAGTTAGTAAAGGATCTGTTCCTTCCAATTCCTCATTATTTACTCCTGTTACCGGATTAACTTTTTGATCTGGTGCTATAGCCTTACTTGCTGCTCCTTCCAGTATTATTGTTTGTGCTTTTAGTTTAGTGACCCATCTATTATTTGCAATAGTATGTTCTACCCCTGTTACTAAGAATCCTATTGTTCCGTAATACTTATTTGGCATTATTCCTTCATTAATCTGAAAGGCTTGTCCAATTTTCATTCCGGATATTCCATCCATTTCTATACCAACTTCAAAAGGTATGATTCCTGCAGGTCCTGCTGTATTGCCTTTATCTTTAAAAGATTGTAGATAATAAGCAGCATAAGCCTGGTACTGTACTACTGCGTTCTTTACATCATCACTGTTGTATACTTGACTGGCCCATACGGTATTTAATACTTTTGTTATATTGTTAATTCTTTCTTGTTGTATTTTAAGTGCTTCTTGTTTAGCAGTTTCTTTTTCTGCTTCAGTTGTTCCAGTATTTGTTATATTTTGCTTACGTTTAGTCATAATTCTATCCGTAAGCCCTTCGTTCCACTTAAATAAAGCCTCTGCCTCTAACCCAACATCTTCTCCAGATGCTTGTGCTGAAACTGCTACCATTGTTGCAATGGCTGGTGATAGTTTAGTGGTGAAGTCAAACTGTGTTACAGAAGATTTAAGTCCTGTAATATTTAGTATAGGAATTTCTTCTTTGTTATCAACTTGAATTGACCTATCAACTATGTACAGAGTTTGTATAGACTCTTCATAATGAAATCCTATTTGATTTATACCTCCCATTGCATCATTTATAGCTGCAAAAATTGGATCAAATAAATTATAAACTGTCCGCAAGCTTTTTTCACTATCTACTAAACCTTTCATTTGACTTTCAATCAAATTAAAGTTTAAATGAATATTTAATATTTCATTTGAATCTCCTTCACTATACTTCTGCATTGTTTCTTTAGCATACTCTAATATTGGCCATCCATTTGTATTTGGTATAATACATATTCCTGGATCTGCTGATGTATGGTAGTCAAATGTTCTATACTTACTAGTTGGAATCTTAGAGTCCTTATCGTTTGCAGGACGAGTTTCTGTATTAATTCGTACAATTGGTTTATTATTTTGATCTACCAGTAATATTGAATTAACAATTCTACAAAATTCTCTGAAAGGCATATAGCAGTGAGCTTTGTCTTCTGGGGATGCTCCATTGGCAAGCGTATTTGACTTAAGCCCTACTCTAAAAGCCTGGTAGCCTGTGTCCTTACCGTTTATCAGTTCGTATTTTGCAGTAAAATTAGGAAATACCTCTTTTATAATAGTCCAGCTAGGGAATCCTCTCATTACCTTGAGTACGGCTTGTATTAGAGTTGCTGGTGCGGTTTGTGGTGTGTTACTTGCTGCCATTATTTTAATAAATTATCTACTTCTTTTCCTATGGCTGCATAAGTAGGTATGCCTGCGTTATGTGGGGCGTTTGCGTACTTTTTACTATATAAAGTCATATCTCCAATTGCGGTTGCTGTACCTACAAATCCTATTTTTTGAAACATATCGTAATAGGCATTAACTTCTTTAGGTGTGATTTTATCGTTATTTCCCCAACCCCATGATCCTTTTACTACTATTAATTTTGTAGCATTTGGGAATACTCTATTTATTGCCGCTTTAAATGTTGCAGCATCATCTTTTTTACTAAATGCTCCGTTTGTACCTATAGAGACTACTACCCCTTTTACTTTATCACTTACCGGGTATACTCCTACTGCTTCTGTTAGCCATTTTAAGTTTTGTCCTGTTTTATGTAGTGTTGGTATTCCTTCTGCGGTTCCTATCATGGCTGCTTTTGTCATACTGTTTGCTATATTAGCTGTCTGTGAATCTCCTATTACTATATACTCTAAAGTAGTACCTTCTTTTGCTAGTGTTTCTGGGTTCTTTTCTAGAAGTTTTGCTTGACGTTTTTTAGCTTCTACAAACTCTTCTGATTTTGTGTTTGTTTCTGATGCTGTAGCTCCTTGTGATAGTGGATTATCAATATCAATCTGTAAAGATTCTATTATCTCTCCAATCGATGTTACAGATGTAACACAATCATATCCTCCATCTGCTCTAAAACTCCATGAGAAATTTTTTATAAATCCATAGATAGCATCATAATTATATCCGCTTTGTTCTTTTAATGTTTCTATCTCTTTATAAAGCTTTTCTTTTGTAGTACCTGGTGTAAGAAAGGTTGTTATTGTTTGCGGAACACTTACAAAGTTTTGATCTGTTGTATAGTATACACTATGTCCCCATTCCAATAATACGCTAAACCCAGGTCTCATAAAAAGCATTTCTAATTCCTGTAATTGCCCTACATCCCAGCAATTATATGTTATTGTTGCTTCTTTTAATAAACCGAACTTATTAATTGATTTAATATCAACTCCTGTTATACCTGGCATAGGTCTAAAACCTTTTCCTGTGACAAAGTTTGAATATGTCTTATCACCTGTTCTGCCGTATGTTCCTCCAATAAGCACATATTTGTTAGCAAGATCATCCGTTCCGTTTACTCGTACGCTGGATGTCATCTTAACCCACCCTGTCCTAGAGGTTAGATACCGTAAAGTATTATCATCTCTATTAGGTTTAGACATAAGGTTACTTCTTACCTCTAACTGCTTTAATACTTTTGCATCAAAAGGGCCTCCTATAACTTTATTACTAGCCATATTACCTGTTAGTATTATTAAAATTACTAATAATGTTTTCAATATCTGTTGGTATTCTTAATTGTATTCCCGGTTCTACAACCAGTGATGCTCTTTCTGAATTATTAGCTGCTGCTATTACCCACCACAGGCTGTAATCATTATAAAATTGCTGGGCAAGGGTATCGTAACGATCTCCTGCTGTTGATATTACGTAGTAATCATTCTCACTTAATGGTACTTCAGGGTATATTACATTTTTTCTGTAAATTTTTCCTGAAGGAGATTTAAGTTCTGGTATGTTTTCGTATCTGTTCATTTATTTTTATATGTACTATGCTAATCCCTGTCCAGATCCTTCTGCAAAACCAGGCCTTGTATTAAACGCTTCTGATACAGGTTTTCCTAGTGTTATATTTTTTCTAATAGCATCCCTCTCTATCTCCGCTTCTGTTGGCGGTGTAGGTACTTCCTCATCCACTACCAATGGTGGCTTTTTAATAAGTTTTTCGTTTTTTACTGGATCCCCTCCTAATACAGGGTCATCATCAAAGAAGTTACCTCCTAAAGTATCTTTACCTCCTTCTCCTTCTTGTGATACGTTTCCTGTTCCAGTTGTGAAGAATTTTTTCAATCCTGTTTCTGGTGTGAAAGTATGGATTGGTGTAAATTCTATTGAACAATCCATTACCATTGGTAACTCTTGCATACTACTGTCTCCTCCTTGCTCTTCCGGTTCTTTCATTGCTATCTCCCATGGGTAATCCTGTTGCCATGTAAAGTTTACACTATTAAGTACACCTGGTAGCTCGTATACATAATCCCCTACTGTGAGCTTAGTTATAGTACCTCTCATAAACTGACCTGCTTGTCCGTATGTAGGTGCTGTAGCTGAAGCTAAGTAGATCATTTTTCTATATAAAGGTTTCATCTCTGCTCTAGTAGCTGCTGCTATCTTAAAAGATAAGGAAATTTTTCTTCCAAAGCCACCATAGACTTGCATATCTTCTGCTCTTCCTAAATACTTTACTCCATTCCAGGTTGCAGAATAATTATCTGCAAAAGAATCTAAGAATGCTCTAAAATAAAGTATTCTTGTAGTTTCTGGGGTTACTATATGAAATCTAAATTTTATTAAATCTCTACCCTCTGTCTCTCCATCCACTTTTGAACTTTGAATATCTAATGCATTTATTTTATCAGTTTCAGGTGCGTATACTTTAAATGCTGGATCTACAGGAGTACTTGCAAACCAGTACTGATTTAATGATTTATATATCCCTTTTCTAGCTCCTTGATCTCCCAGTAAAACTCTAGCCTCTTTTGTTACATTCTTATTTTTTGTAGTATCGCCTAGTTTAGTCTGTAAATAGTTATTCTTAATTCCAAAAGTATCTACTCTGTCTTGTCCTTCAAAAACCCTATCATCCGGTGTGTTAGTATCTGAAAAAGGACTATAGTTTGAAGTTTCTGGCGATAGGTTAGATTTCTGAACATTTCCTTCTTGTTGGGTCATTGCTATTGTCTGACCTCTTAAAGCTAAAGGTGCACCTTCTACTCCTCCTCTTCCTACTAACTCTTCTAAAAAAGTAGAATCATCTCCAGAAGGTCTGATATATGTATCAGTTCTAAATGCTTTTAAAAAATGTAATCCTGTACCCTCTACCGGTACTTGTGCCAGGGTACTTGCTGCAGTTTTAATTACATGCAATGCAGTATCCTTTGCCTGCTTTAGTGCAAATGCTCCTTTGCTTTCTGCTTTTTCTAACTTTTTAAGTAAGTCAGTTTGCATTAAAAGAGCTTCGTTCTCTAAAAATCTTAAACCTGGTTTATCGATCATCATCTGAGCTATCCGAGATAGGTCATCAATTCTACGACTTACCTGCATAGATAAACCATTACTAGGAGGAGGGTTGTCTATGTCCTTACTAATATAGGGTTTATCGCTTCCATAACGAAGACTTTTTAAGTTTGTCTGGAGATTTAAGAGTCCGTTTGCCATTTATTGCTTTTTATCCTGGTAGGTGTGCTGTGTAAGGTAGTTGCTGACCTGTTGGCGATGTTGTTGGAGGGATTCCATTTAAGTCCAAAGCTGATGGAGCTTGAGGAATATCCGGTGTATCGTTAATTGATGATTGAAAATGTAGGGTTGAAGCTGGATTAGCACTTGGTATACGTGGAGGTGTTACTCCGTCTAACCCTAAATTTGATGTTGGTAATAAGTCTAATAGTCCCATAGTTATTGTTTTTAATTTATTATAAATAGTTTGTTTTATTATTTGCCCCCTAATCGGTACATATTTAATCCTGCTGACTCGTTTAATTTTTGTTGGTTAACATAAATGTTTCCTCCTGCTTTAACTGCTGTAATTAATTCATCTATCTTAGCATAGAAAGCTGTTAACGGTATAACTGCTTCCGGTCCTGCTTCTCCTACTATCGCATTTCTTGCTCCGTTTACAATACCTCCAGTTGCCATTTTTTTAGTCTCTTTTGCTGGTCCTGATGGATTCAAAGCATACTTACCTAACCCTGAGAACATATCTGTTGGAACTAAGTCAATTAAGTTATCTGATACCCATTTAAGAGGGGACATTCCAATTGCTCCCAGTAGTCCATCTGCTATAGATATGGCAGTTCCAAATCCTGGTATAAAGTTCATAGCTCCGTTAATAATCGGATAAGCAGCTCCTTGTACTATTTTCTTTCCTAAATCTCCTGGGTTGACTTTAATTCCTGATGATTGGGCAGCTCTTGCTGATGTAACTTCACCGTAAACACTTCCGATAGAAGATGCTATACTCATAATAGGTCCTAAGAATTTACCCATTGCTTTTAATGGACCTTTTACTGCATCTCCTGCTCCTTTTAAAGGATTTAACTTACCTGCTACATTTTTAACTCCAGCTGCAGCTTTTCCTACAAACTTACCTACTCCGCTATTTGCAATCTTATCTCCTATACCCCCAAAGAAGCTTCCTACTTTTCCAAAGAGCCCTTTACCGCCACCGCCACCGCCTGGTTTATTGGCTGAAAATCTCATATCAGGTTTTCCTGCTTTTGTCATCGGACCTGCTGCTTTTGCAGCTGTTGTTCCGGCTTTTGTTCCGGCTTTTGCTACATCATCTGCAACATTACTTGCACCTGG